ATGTACTAAGGAAGGCCTAATATCTGTCTTGCCTGGTTCGAATAGGGGTTCGGGAAGTCGTCCTACTGGTATCATCTTAAGGGCTGGAAGATCACAAAAAGTGAGAGCTTCCGGTCCAAATTCGACTCCAGCAGGGATTTTGGGTTCGGTTCTAGAAAAATCTAATGAAGAATCTAAATCCAATTGGATTTGCATTGTAACATCTATTTTACTAAATGTACGCTCCAAATCTTTTTGGGTTATAGATTCTGCATAAGCTCGACCACATGCTGCACCAGCAACATGTATACCAGCTATCTTTCTAGTAACCTGTGTTTCATTGATGATTAGTGGGGCTCCACAGTCACCATCAATTGTCGGCATCGTATATTCTAATCCTTGTCGTAATATATATTGTCCTTTCTTAGCATCATTTAGCGTATAAGTTTTATCACATGCCTCTACTTTGTCACACTCAATAAGGGAAGACATAAATCTTTCCAATTTTTGAGAGTAACGCAGTACAGGTAATGTGACCTCGCATCGCTTAAACTTTGACATTGATTCAGCAGTTTGGAAGTGCTTTACAATGTCAGAGTGTTGGCATACGAACTTAGGGAACGCTAATAATGCTGCTTCCTTGGATTCACCAAGAGCATTCTCAACTGTTATCTTCTTAACTTCTTTCCATGGTACTCTAAATACCACATCAAAAAGATTTCTGATTTCAATTGTATCGTGCTCTGCAATGAATCCGGTCAAATGTCCGGGTACTAACATCACATTTGAACGAATAAATAATCCATTCAAAAGTGGTGTTACTGTGTCGTCGTCGTTTACTAAACAAATTTTATACAGATTTGTTAAAATTCGGTTAGTGATCAATTTCTGCGCCACCTGGTCTCTCCACATTTGCATAGAAACATCAACTGTATCATATCCAGTTCCTTCAACATATTTTGTTGTTGGTCTTTTCAATGTTACAGCATCAGAACTTGCAAATGCTTCAATCATTCGTTGTGTGTTTTTAGCTAAAGTAACACAATCAGCAGATGTCTGAGCTTCTATAACAACTGGTCGTGGTTGTTTAAGAGTCATATTATCTCCTGATGTTTGTGCTTCAATAACTATCGGGGTCCTGTTTTTGTAAGTAGCCAAATC